AGCAGACGTAGCAGACGCTAAAGAGTCAATTATGACTATCCTAAACATCACAAAGGACAATCAAGACGATGACTTACTAAATGCTATGTTTGAAGCGTTTTCTATGATGGATAACGTAAATACTCTTGACGACTTTGACAAGTGGGCTAGATCCGTAATACGAGGTGGTAAATTAAACAAAGGCGATATAGACCGTACAGGAGCTCTTATAAGAGAGTTAGAAGGCGTTATGACCAATAGTGTTCTAAGTGGCCCTAAGACTCCTGTAAGAGCTATTATGGGTACATCTGCTGCAACATTCTTGCGTCCTCTATCTACAGCTTTAGGTGCTGCTGTACGTTACCCGTTTGATGGTGATGCAGCTACACTAAGAGCAAGTCTTGCATCAGTCAATGCTATGGTAGAAGCTATACCAGAATCATTTAAGTTATTTAGAACTAAACTAAATTCTTACTGGAAAGGTGACTTATCTAGTATTAAGACTAGGTACTCTGAGTTTAGTCGTGGTGACACAAACTGGGAGCTTATGCGTAGATACTATGAAGATAGTGGTAGAGCTAGTGCCGGTGACGTAGCAGCGTTTCGTGTAGCTAATATGGCAAGATCTTTAAATGACAGTAACTTCTTAACATACTCTACTAAGATTATGGCAGCTACGGATGACGCGTTTGCGTACATCTTAGGTCGTGCAAAGATGCGTGAGAAGGCTATGCGTAACGTACTAGATCAACAAGGTAATGGCATACAGACTCCTAAGATAACTAAGGACTTGATGAAAGCGTATGAAGATGACTTTTACGCAGAAATCTTTGACCAAAATGGAGGCATCAAGGATGAAGCTACTGTGTTTGCACGTCAGGAGGTTACACTAACACAGCCATTAACAGGCTTTGCAAAAGGACTAAACGACGTATTTACTGCTACACCACTAGCTAAACCTTTCTTTCTGTTTGCTAGAACTGGTGTAAATGGTCTCGCACTGACTGGTAAGTATACACCCGGATTTAACTTCTTAGTAAAAGAGTTTAATGACATAGCATTTGCTAGTGCAGATAACTTAGAAAATGTAGCGAAGTATGGTATCTTTACAGCACAAGAGTTAGCCAACGCAAAAGCACTACAAACAGGACGACTAGCAATAGGTTCTGCTGTTGTGTTTATGGCTACACAAGCTTGGATGCGTGGTGATCTTAACGGTAACGGCCCAGTAGATAGGCAAAAAAGACAGATGTGGATAGATGGTAAGTGGGAACCTAGAACTATAAAGCTTGGAGCTGTACGTGTAGGTTACGACAACTTTGAACCATTTAACCTTATCATGTCTACAATAGCTGACGTAGGTGACGCTAGCGAGCTAATGGGCGAAGAGTGGACAGAATCTGAGCTACAAAAAATATCATTAGTCGTAGCACAAGCTATTACAAGTAAATCTTATCTAGCCGGTATACAGTCATTTGTTGACTTATTTGGTGGTAGACCCGGGCAGGCATCACGTATTGTAGCATCATTAGCTAACAATACTGTACCGTTAGCCGGTCTACGTAATGAACTAGGTAAGCTATTTGTACCGCATATGCGTGAGATAGGATCAGGTATAGATCAGTCTATACGTAACCGTAACTTAGTTTCAGAATTAGTTACTAAAGAACCTCTACCTCTTAAGTATGATATGCTAAATGGTAGACCTATCAAAGATTGGGATTTCTTAACTAGAGCTTACAACGCAGTAAGTCCTATATCTCTTAATTTAGATCAAAGCCCCGGTCGTAACTTTTTGTTTGACAGTGGGTACGATTTACGTTTATCTACATACTATGCACCAGACAGCACTAATTTAACAGATGCACCAAGAGTTAGATCTGCATTTCAACGTGCTATAGGTGAACAAAACTTAGAACGAGAGCTAGACAAGTTATCACAAGATCCAAGAATTATAGCATCCATGAATAAAATGTATGCTGATATTAGAGCTGGACTACGTGACCAGTATGATGCAAGAGACTACTATCATAATATTATTATTGATAAGTTATTTCAAGCAGCTCGTAAAAGAGCTTGGGCTAAGTTAAGTGCTGATCCAAGAGCCATGGAGCTTATGGAAAAAGAGCTAGATCAAAAACGTAGAAAAGTTCAAAAGAAAACTGAAACAGCAAACATCCTCAACATATATAAATAAATGGCAGTAACACAGGCAACCTATACTGGGGATGGTGGAGCGACCAAATCGTTTTCCTTTCCGTCTATCCAGCAATCTGATATAAAAGTCACTGTAGATGATGTACTAAAATCTTCTGGTACACACTACAATATAACAGGCTACACCACAACGGGCGGTGGTAATGTAGTCTTTACATCAGGTAATATACCCACCAGCCCACAGGCTATCAAAATATTCCGTGAAACAAATGTAGACGTAGCTAAGGCTACATACGTAGCAGGGTCGTCGGTAAAGGCAGAAGATTTAAACGCTAACAACGAACAACTACTATTTAAAGTACAAGAAGACAATCAACTTATTGTAACAAGCGAGATACAAGACGGCGCAGTTACAGGAGCTAAATTTGCGGACGGTACAGTAACTGAAACTAAACTCGCAGCAGATTCAGTTACACAAACTAAAATCGCTAATGGAGCGGTCATAATAGATAAAATATCTGCTGACGCGGTTGATGGTACAAAAATAGCTGATAACTCTATTAACTCTGAGCACTATGTCGATGGTTCTATTGATACCGTACATATAGCTGACGCACAGATTACAGCAAATAAATTACAAAACCTTTCTGTTACCGATACAAAATTAGCTACAAATTCTGTTACAGAATCAAAAATAGTTAATGGTCAAGTGACTGCTGCAAAGTTAGGTTCTAACGCTGTTGAATCTAGTAAAATTGCAGACGGTGCAGTAACAAACGCAAAACTAGGTTCTCAAGCTGTTTCATCAGCTAAAATAGGCGACTTACAAGTTACACAAGCTAAGATTGGAAACAATGCGGTTACAACTGATAAAATTGCAGATGCAGAGTTATCAATTCTAGCTGGTATGCAGACAACTACTGCGTCAAACTTAGCTAGTGCTACAGCTCTTACAGCTACTACAGCAGAGCTAAACCAACTTGATGGTATTACACTAGAAACTTCTGTTACTACAAACAGCGACACACGTATACCTACATCTAAAGCTGTAAACGATCTTGTGCTGTCTGTAACAAACGCTCTTGGTGGTTTTGTAGCTATAGCAAACGAGACTAGTTTTCCTACAGCTAACCCTGATCCAAGCAACAATGCTGGTACAGTTGTATCTATATCACAACTTGCAAGTGGTCTTGCAGTTAACAGTAGTGGTGTAGCAACTATATCTAATGGTGCTGGTACAGGTACCACTGTAACTATAACTGGATTTCCTAGCTCATTAGTTAGTCAAACATTACCAGCAAACAGCGGTTTACAGGTACAAACAACATCAACCTTACATACATATACATTCCACAAACAGCTAGCTAGTGCAGCCGATATACAGGCTATCAGTGCAACAGTTAACTCATTCTCAAACAGATACAGAGTGTCAGCTTCTGCACCTACATCTTCTTTAGATGGTGGTGACTTATGGTACGACACAACTAACAGTAAACTTATGGTTTACTCTGCTCAAAACTCTGCATGGGAAGAGTCATCTGCTATAGGTAACTTCTTTATATCTACAATATCTAGCTCATCTGCTACAGGTGGAGGAAGTGCAACACCAAATGGAACAGCTTATAGATTTACAATATCTGACGCACCTACAACTGCCGCAGCTTGTATTGTCAGTGTCGATGGAGTCATTCAGAAACCTAACGCTGGATCAAGCCAACCAAGCGAGGGCTTCGTTCTTGTTGGCAACGACATTATCTTTGGGTCTGCCCCTGCTAACGGTGCTAGCCTTTTCGTTACTGTCATCGGATCAACAGTCGGAATAGGTACACCAAGTAATAACACAGTTACAACAGCGATACTACAAAACGGTGCTGTTACAACAGCTAAATTACAAGATGCTGGTATAACAGCAAATAAATTACAAGATGGTTCTGTTACCTCTGCAAAACTAGGTACGGATTCTGTAGTAGAAGCAAAAATAGTAGACAGTAATGTAACCGCAGCAAAGTTAGCTAGTAATTCAGTAACTACAGCTAAAATTGCAGATGACTCAGTTACTGCATCTAAACTTGGTCCCCAATCAGTTACAGAAGCAAAGATAGGTAACTTACAAGTTACTACAGCTAAAATTGGAAATGACGCAGTAACTGCTGACAAGCTTGCTCACACGTCTGTAACTGCTGGTAGTTATGGTTCATCAACTTCTATTCCAAGCATTACTGTAGACGCTCAGGGACGTATCACAGCAGCATCTGGCAACTCTGTTAACACAGATTTAGTTGGTGACACCTCACCACAGCTAGGCGGTTTGCTAGATACTAACAATCAAAATATTAAATGGCTTGACAGCTCTGGTGGTGCTAACAATAGAGCTTTATTTGGTGCTGGTAATGATTTTCAAATTTATCATAACGGAACAAATAATGT